TTAGCTGCCCTTCTTCGCGGCGTTGTGTATTTTAATAATTGTCTTTACGCCGTAAAATAAGGCATAGGCAGAAAAGCCGCCGACAACTATAAGGTAAAGCCAATCCCAAATAGCGAACTTCGGCTTTTCCTCGGTCTTGGTTTCGGTGGCTTCCTGTTGGGCCGCCGAAACGTCGGCTTTTATTGCGGTGTCCTCAGTGGCGGTCGCTTGGGCTGTGGCTTCGGTCGCCCGGCTCTCGTTCTTTTCGCCGTTAATGACTGCCCGGCCCGTAGTGATACTTTTCACGTTGGGGGGCTTCGCCTTCGTGCCGTCCTCAATGGATCCGCCCGGAACTATCGCGTTAAGCCAATCGGGGGCGGTGCTGTCGGAAGGAAGCGTAGGAACTTCGCCGGGGTAAAATTCCACCTTGGCGAAGTCTATAACTACGTTCTTCTTCTCGTCGGTCTGCACGTTGGTAATTATTGCGGTCTGCCCTGTGGCTTCGGTGTGCTGCTGTCCGGCGGTCGTCGCTGTAAGCTGCGCTTCGGCCTGGGTTTTGGTCGCCGTTGTCTTCCGGGTGGTGGAACAGCCGGAAAGGAAGAAGGCGACGGCGGCTATTAGGAAAATGGCTATTCGTGTCATACGTCGGGGAAGGTTACTTTTTTAGCGGGGTTCGTGTTGTGGGTAAGGCTTCCGTACTGAATACGGTTAAGGCGGTTAAGCCAGCCTTTCCTAAACCGCTTTTGTGAAGGGTTGGCGGCTATGATGCCTTCAATGAAGGCGACGCGGGCGGCCTTAATCTTGTCGAACAGGACGCGGGGCGGCTGTGCGTTAAGGGCGGCTAAGGTCTTGTCGCCTACAATGCCGTCCACCGTTACGCCGAGAAGGGCCTGCACCTTGGTTATTCCGTGCTTGCCGGAAGCCCATACCCAATCGACGACAATGTTAGCGACGGACTGCGAAGTAATGCGGTCGGCTTTCCACCGGTTCCAATAGTGGGGACGCATAACACGCTCCACCGCGTCGGTGTCGGTTATCTTCTTGAGGTCGTCTACGTCGATGTCGCCGTCGCCGTCCTTGTCGTAGCCAACTTGTCGCCACGTCGCAATAGTAACGCCTTTGTTGGTCGCTCCGCCCCGGTCTAAGGGGTCGTTTACAAAGCCGCCTTCGTGCGACAAAATGAAGGGGGCTAAAATTGCTAAATTTGCCATGCTGTGTTAATATTGGTTAGTCAATGAAGGCGGGCAGAATGTACTGAATATTCATAGCGGCTTCGTGAAGAATGGCGCGGGCTTCGGCTTCGTCTATCTTCTGCCCGTGGGTAAACTCGCAAAAGATTGAGCCTACCCAATCGTGCGAATTATCGGAAAGTCGCTTTATTATTACCTGCTCCGTGCCACACGACGAAAGTAAAGATTTTGCGTAGCGGTCGGTTACTTGGTTGTCTATGTCAGTTATGAACATAAACAAGTTCTTAGTAAGGTCGGCGCAAAACTTCGCTACGTCGCACATTTTTAGGTTTTGAATACGCGGCTTCATGCTCTCCACTCCTTTGCGTTTGCTTTCAAAGTAGATGCTTACCATGCTTTCGTTGCCTAATGGGTGCGGCTGAACTATATAAACCCGGTCGGCTTTAAGTTCATGAAGTATTTCCCACAATTCGCCGTGGACTAACGCCGAATTGTCGGAACGCCGCTTACGCTTTACTTCGTTGTCGCGCTGCATCTGCTCTACCTTCAAGTCGGTAAGTTTATTTTTTGCGTATTGGTTGTAACTGAACCACGCGGTAATAATCACAGCCAACGCGCTAATTATTTCGGGTAAATACTCCATCGTTGTATAGGTTGGTTAGTACCCGGCCCCGGCGAGGTCTACCTTAACCATCGCCTTAATCTCGGCGACGCGGCGAAGGTGCGCGGTATAGCGTTCTTCGGCTTCCTTGGCTTCGGCTTCCTCTACAAGTCCGGCGCGGGCGGCGTTGTAGTCGTTAATCAGTCCGAACTCTTCCGTTTCCGAAACTTCGGCGCGGATGACGGCGCGGACTATCTCTTTATAGTTCGGGTTGCCCCACACTTCCACGGTGTCGTAGTCGTAGACAATTCGGGGCGATTCCACCATTACGGCGGTTTCCACTCCTTCGGGGTTGCCTTCGTCGGCCTGGGGTGCGGGTTCTGCTTCCTGTGTGCGGGCCTTCACGTTGTAGTTATAGTGGAAGGCACCGTTACCGAGCGGCAAAATAGCCGCCGGCCTAACGTCTGAATTTGATTTCATACGGGCTTTTCTTGTTTAGTTTGTTAATAAAATAGTCGCTATCGCTGTATTTAAGCCAACCCCACCACGACGCAAGTGCCTGTAAAAACTCCTTTTCGGGTACGGGGTGTTTGGCTTTCCGTAACTTTGCCAACTTCCGGCAGAGGTTTCGCTTTATACCCTTCCTTATCCGTGTTTCGTTAAGGTAAAAGACGAAGCCTAAAAAGTCAATGCCCCGGCCGTGCTTGTCGCTTCGGTCTAAGGCTACCGGGAAAATTTGCTTATTCCTCTTGACCTCTATTTTTAATTTGTTGGTCGTGTAGTCCTCAATCTCGGCGAGTAAACGGTGCAATTCCTCTTTATCGTTGGAAAGTATAACAAAGTCGTCGGCGTAGTCAATAAGGTGTTTAACGCCCTTCTTCTCCTTGAGCCAATGGCACAACGGCGTAATATAAAGGTTGGCGAAGTATGGACTAAGCGGGCTACCGAGCATAATACCGGGTTCGCTGTCTATAATGTCGTCCAAAATTTTAAGTATCCGCTTGTCCTTAATGCTCCGGCGTACTATTCCCTTCATTACGCCGTGGTCTATGGAAGGGTAATACTTCCTTATGTCGAATTTAAGACAATATACCGGGCCGCTCTGCCGGGCTTCCTGTAAGAAGTCCAAAACCTTTTTAGCTGCCGGAAGTTGCCCGCGCCGCTTCACTCCACAATAACAAGCGGAAATAAATACTTTGTCCCAAATGGGGCGAAGCACGTTTAACAGGGCGCGGTGTACTATCTTGTCGGGCGTTTCGGGAAGTATGGTAAGAAGTCGTTCTTTGGGGTCGTGAATTGTAACGGTGTAAGAAGGCGACGGGCGGAAACTATCGCTAACGAGAAGGGCGTGTATTTCCTTCGCCTGTTCCTCGACGGTCTTTGCAAGTCGCCGGGGTTTCTTCTTGTTGCGGCTCGGCGACGTGATTATAGCGTGGGTTATATTCTCCACGCTGCTAAATTCGCCGTATATGTTTCCGCGTCGTTTCACTTCTTTTTGCTTTGCTGATTCTATGGCGTTCTTCGGCGGGTAGCCTACCAAAAGCCGTTAAATAATTACTATTTTTCGCCTTTGCGGGCGGGGTCTTTGCCTTTTTAGTATCGTGTCTTAACCCTGTGGGGCTAAGTGTATCAGTAATTCCGGGAGCCGATGTTCGCATTCGTATTCGTAGCCGCGTTGTTCGTATTCGCGTTCGCAAGCCCGGCATTCGCGCCGTTGTTCGCATTACCGCCGAACAAAACGCCCGAAGGCAAACAACCCAATTCGTTTTATTCAAAGTAGTAGCGCGTTCCCGAAGCCCTCATAGTGACTTTTCGCGGGAAGGCGTTACGCTTCTTAATCTCACGAAGCACATACTTTATTTCGGTGGAATTGGTAAAGAACTTTTCCACTTGCCCCGCCTTGTCGGGGCTGTTGTCCGGGTGCTTTATCTTCACTAAGAAGCGTTCCGCCCCGAACTTGGTCTTAACTCCGTCGATGAAGTCAAGCACGAAGAAGGAAAGGTTAATTAACTTCTGCTGCGTGGTTTCGTGGCAGTTGAAGTGCTTGTTATTCTCGTCCTGTGGAATATTCAGGAAGGCGAGGGTTCCGTCGTCGTGTCCGGGGTTCGTTTGAGTATCCATATTTTTGTTTTTTATTGACCCCAACCGCCGAATAAACGGTACGCGGCGGTTGGGGCGGGTTATTGTGTTTTTGTAGGTCGTGGGGGCGTGGTCGTGCTACGCGGCGGGTATAAAGCAAAGCCGGGAGCCGATGAGCGCATGCGTATGCGAAGCCGCGTCGTTCGTAGTCGCGAACGCAAGCCCGGCAGCCGCGCCGTGGTGCGCACTACCGCCGAACAAAACGCCCCTCATAGCCACGCCGGAAGCGGGTATAGAAGTATAGAAGTAGTCCGAGAAGTAGGTCGTAGAACCGCCGCCAACCTCTCGCGGCATATTCTCGCCGAACTCTCCGGCAAGTATGGCCTTAACGTAGCCTTCCTTTCGGGGAAGGTCGCCCCGGTACTCGTAGCCGTTATAGCTGCTGTCTTGGAACTGAGCCGGGTCGTTGCAAACGTAGAACTTCGACAGCCCGCCGTCCGCGTCGCTCTGTATCTCACACTTACAGCCGTCCGTCCAGCTCCAAATATGCCCAAAGGGGTTTTCTAACCCTCGGTAACTTGGAACCTGTACGACTAAGGGGGTAGCGTCGTATTCGGTGGGCATTGTGAACTCTACCACGCCCGTAGCGTTGCCGAGGCTGTTGGTATAGCCACACGGCACGAAGGGATAATAGCCGTTAAAGGTGCTCCACTTCGTACTATTAAGCGTTGTTACGCCTGCGCCGAGTCCGCCCTGCTTGTAGCCGTTTGCGTCGGGCTGCGCATTAAATGCCGCTTGACAATTAAGGTTGGCGTATTCAATGACGAACAGCCAATAGGTTGTAAGCTGCGCGGCGTATAGGTCGCAGTTCCACCCTTTGCCGTTAAGCCCGGCTTCGCCACGGTTGCGGGCGTAGTTGCGGAAGTTGGTAAGGGAAATTTGTGTAGCCGGAAGTCCGAGAAGGCTGCGGTATGTTCCATCCCACGCGGTGTTATTGTTTCCACCACGGAAGGCGGCGGTAGCGTTGACGACGGAAGCCAATTTAGGCGTAGCCGTAACGGTGCGGTCTACGGTGGCTTCGTAGGCACTGCGGTACATTAAGGGGATTTCGTGGAAGCCGGGTAACGGGTATTCGGAAATAAGGGCTACTAAGTCCGTGCCGTCGAACTCAAACTTTCGGTAATGGCGGGGAATTTCAACCATTACTTGCCCGTCCGCCCCGGTAAGGTTGGCGGCGGCTCCGTTGTCGCGCTTGGTGCTGTCGGTAGCGTGAAGGTAGTAGGCTACCGTTCCGTTGTCACGAAGCACACAACGGCGCATTTTGGACTGAATAGGCAGCGAAACGTGAAGTTCCGGGCGGCCCACTCTCTCCAACGTGGTAGCGGCTACGGTCGTCTTGATTTTAACGCCGTAGTAATAATCGTAAGGGAAGGCGGGCTTAGTGTTGCCCGCTGCTATGATTAAACCCATATTCGTATGTTGTTTTAATAGCCCCAAAGAAGGGCGGTTTTTTGACTTGTTGATTTTATCTCGCGGACTATTTCGGGGTTCCACCCTGTTTCAAAGCGCGTGGCTATAAACTCGCCTTCGGGCATTCCCCAAAGGTTGACTTCAAGCACTACGGCCGCTTCTCCGTCGTTTTTGACGCAAAAAGGCGTATCAAGTCGGAAGTTCCCAGCGGAAAAGTCCACCGGGCCGGCTACCGATACTTGTGCGCTCACTACGTCGCCGTTCCTGTTTGTCATATCGTATAAAATTTGTTGCTGCAAAGTTACCGTATTGTCGTATTAAAATGATACGTTGCTAAGTATCCGTGAAGTGTTTGTTTGCCTTCCGCCGCGACGGAAGGCAAACAAAGCACTATTTAGCGGTGTATTCCGTGGTCATGTACGCCAATTTAGGCAATATGCGAAGTAGTTGCTTCCGCCGTCGTAGACTAACAGGTATTCGCAAATATCCCCGGCGGCCATGTTCGCCTTTCCTGTTTCCTGTCCGCCGTTTTGTTTTAGGCGGTAAGGATATTGGTTGGTGTCCATCGCGTTGCCGCCGTTGCTATTTTTCACGAAGGTATTTCGGCCACAAATGTAGCCTGTCTTCGTACTGCTTCGGTCTACTACCATTGTGAAGCGTACCGCAAACGCGGTGCTTCTGCCTATTCCCAGCACATCGGCAACGCTGCTTCTTGGCGGAAGTCCTACGCCGCTATTGTCGTAAATAAACTTGGCAATAATTCGTAGTAATGTGGGCTTTGTAAGCTCTCCAGGAATGTGGCAAGTGTTTACCGACGGCGTTATTTTGGCTATTCCGTAGCTTTCCATAACGGTGTCCGTTACTATGTTGCCTTTGGCTGATAAAGCTATGTTGGTTAAGCCGCCGGAAACATACAAAAGTAGGCCGTAGTTTGTTCCGTAGGTGTTTGGTGTGGAATTAGTAAAGCGTCCTACGCCTACACAGCCAGAAGATGCCGGAAGTACGTTTGTGCCTATCGAAGCCCAGCGGTAGGAGTCCGCGAATTTTATGAAGTCGCCGTATAACGACAATCCGCTACCTGTTGATGATGTGCCGCTTGCGGCTGTACCTATTCGTCCGCTTCCAATCTCAAAACCGCCAATAGTGCCGGAATTGGCGTAAATTGTTCCCGAAATGGTGGCTTTCGTAGCATAAAACCTACCGTCTTGAAGAACGCGCTAAGGGGCTGTAAAGCGGTTTGCCTTGCTTGCACAGGCCCAAATGCGTACTTTCCTTTCCTCGGTTTCGTTGGCGGCTTCGTTCTCGCCGCCTGTTACTCCGACTACAATGCTTTGCGAATTTTTATTAGCAAGCTGCACCGTTCCGGCTGTAATGATTCCTTTGTCGATGGTTACTTGGGTATTGTCGTAGAATGTGGCTTCCGCCCAATCGTTAGAATTGAAGCCGGATGCACGGGATGTTACACATCGGTATAGGTCTTTACGCGCTACCCCGGTGCTGTCAGTCCATGCCCTTAGCCAAAGGTCGCCCACGTCGTAAGGGCCAGCAGGCCGCCCTACGAATACCTGCCTTTTACGGTCGGCGGTGTCTTGTGCTTGACTTGCGGCTTCGTATGCGTCTATTGCCTTTTGGTCTTCTATTGTAGTCCAAAAGAAGTTGTACGTTGTGCCGCCGCCAATAATTTGTAATATTTGGCGACGGTAGCATTTTAGCGTCTTTGTGCTGCTGTTGTACCACATATCGCCGACGTGTTTGTTTCTTTCGGCGGTTGTAGTCCATGCTGTTGCCGGGTCGGTGGTCTGGAACCAACTTTCTATTTTGCCGTCTATCTGTTCTTCTATATCGCTGACAGTCGGAAGGAAGTTATTGTTTATAAAGTTTGTCAGTCCGCTGTCGTCGGTGTATTTAGATGCGCGTTCCCAATCCGAAACGGCATAAGCCCCGGTTAGGCGTTCTTTTATGCAGCGTAGAATATGCCCGGTGCTGCCCTGTACCCACAAGTCGCCGACGTGATAAGGGGTGTAAGGCGTAGCCGTGAATATCTTGGCTTTCGTGTTGGCGGCGGCGAGTGCGTCCCGCGCCAGCTGCAACGCTTGGGCTAACTCGGTGTCCTGCAACTCCAGCCAATAGTAATAATCGGTCGTAGACAATGCCGCGCCCGGTCTTGGTCTTACCTTTCCTTTGACGTATCGCCAAACCTTGCCGGAGGAAGTGTTATAATAAAGGTCGCCGAGGTGTTTCTCCTTCTCGTTGTTGTTTCCGGCGGCTGTATCTGCGTCTGTCCATTCCTTTGCCGGGGTATTGGCTTCGGCTAACGGTTTTTCCCCTGTCGGGCTTGGATCCACTTCGTAAAACCATTGTTCTATCACTCCGTCGAGTTGCCCCTGTATGCCATCCAATATGCCCGGCAGGGTATTGTTAACGTAGTCCTTTAATTCGTCGGTCTTCTGCTGAACGTCGGTAATGTTGTAATAATTGCCGTCTATGCCGACGAAACGAATAACGCCGCCTATCTCGTCGTTATCCAAATCGAAGTAGCACTTACCGCCGCCGCTGCT